TCATTAGAGTGTTCATTGATATGTTTAACAATGGCCGATACCTTGGTCATTTCATCAGTAACATTCCTCAACTCGGTACTAATATCATTGAGTCCAGTTTGTTGAGTTTTAACCTTGGTTCTACGTTCATCAACCTGTTGTTGTTTAAAAGTTAAATCAATAGATTGTTTACATGTAGGACAGTTATCATTGTGTTCATAAAACTCAATGTCTTTTTCATTCTTTTTGATATTGGTTTCAATCTTACCTTGCAAGGTGAACAAAGACTTGGATTTCTTTTCCAACTTTTCTTTTTTATCACCAACTTTGGAAGTCAACACCGTAATGTGTTTGTTGATAAGTTCAACCTGTTTGAGAATGTTCTTTAATTGTTTCTTAGAAGTATCAACTTCTTCTTTCTTCTTAGTAATCTCATCATCGTTATGCTTCTTGTGTTCTTCGATGTTAGCCAATTGCATTGCAATTTTTTCTTCAATGAGTTCTATTGCATACCGACCTTTGGTCATATTCTCTTTGAGAAATGTCATCTTCTCCTTCAACACTCCGTTCATAGAGGAAAAAATTTGAATGTCTAGTAGGTCTTCGATGATTGCTCTGCGGTCAGCGGCAGATAGTTGCATGAAAGGAACAAAGGACGCTGAACCAAGAATAACAACTTGCGTAAAGGACTTATAATTTAGTTTGAGAATATTGTTCTCTAATATTTCCTGGTAGTCTTTTGCAGCTGCATCTTGGTTCAGCAGAACATCATTACAATAAATCTGGAAGATATTCGGTTTAATACCACGAATAACTTTAAACTTCTTCTGACCAATATTGAATTCAATCTCAATAACACAATCACGTTGATTGATAGAGTTCAATAGTTGTGGTTTATTTATTTTGCGAAAGGGTTTACCAAAAAGACCAAAACATAATGCATCCAAAATTGTGGACTTACCTGCACCGTTATGGCCAATAATCAAAGTATTGGTAGACCTAGTGAAATCAATTTCGGTGAACGCTGCACCAGTCGATAGAAAATTCTTCCATCTAATCTTTTGAAATAATATCATGCTTGTTCAGTATTCAATGCCTCTACGTAGAGTTCTTTCAATATTGTTTTCAATTTACCATTGTCGATAGTTTCTTCTTTGATGCCATCCACATATTTGTTTAGAATAGTCAAGGTATCTTCCGCTTGGTCGACCATATCATCTTCAACACCCTCTGTTAATTCTGTGAAGTCTTCCGCAATTGTAATGTCAATTGGATTCACATTATACAGGTTATTCATAAACTTGTCAAACAAATACGGGTTAGTTTTGTTTATTACAACCACTTTAACGTATGTGTTGGTATATGGTTTCAAGTCTTTCTTATCAATCTCAGCAATCGTTTCTTCTTTATCGTCATAGACGATTCTATGAAACATGGTGTTTGGATTTTTTACAAAGTCAAGTTTTTTGCTGCTAAGGTCAAAGATGTGGAAGCCCCGAGGATCGTTATAATCTTGCCAAGTAAGCTCATATGGGTTTCCAAGGTAGTAAATATCACCAGCAGAAGATTTGTGGTGATAATGGCCACTAAAAGTGTATTCAAATTTATTAAAGATTCCACGGTCAAGTCCTTCCTCAGATGGCATACCACGATACATGGCAAAGCCTGCAATTTCAAAATGTCCCATACAAATGGTTGCTGATGTATTCTTCAACTCAGCCATAGAACTCTCATAGTTCTCGGCACATATCCACGGCATCATACAAACATCTGCGGTAGTGTTTGCATAATCCAAATGAATCGTTTGAGGTGAATCAATTACATTTATGTTGTCATACTCTTTTAACAATAGGTCAACAGAGTTAACATCATTGGTGTTCTTAAAGTAAGTGTCGTGGTTGCCCGCCAACATATGAACTTCAATACCCATTTCATACAATGGATTAAAGAACATTTCTTTGGTACGTTTTAACGAATAGAAGTTGACATACTTTCTACGGTCAAACGTATCACCTAGAATAAGGACCGTTTTGATTTTCTCTTTGATTAAAGTTGGAAAGAATGTTTCTTTATAAAACTTCTCAAAGAAATCCAGAAAATGAACTGAGTCGTTTCTGGCACCAAAATGTTGGTCAGTTATTATTGCTACTTTCATGTTTTACATTCATTGTATTCTTTATTCAATTTTTTAATCCGTTCAATTTCGGCTTCATACACCCTCTGTCTTAACTTAGAACTACTGTATGGATGTTGTCTTTCATGGAAAAACAATTCGATGCCATTATCGAGACAGTATTGTTTTGCTGTAAATGGTTTTGATTTGTACTCATCACCTAAAAACCGTATATGAATAGTTTGTGTTTTGAAAATATTTTCCAAATCTTCTTCCGTTTCATACACCAATACTTCATCAACATATCGACATGCAGATACTTGTACAAACCGTTCATACAAAGATTGCACAGGTTTGTTTTTGGTATCTGGTCTATCAATAGTTGGATCAGATTGTAATGCCACAATCAAATGGTCACAATGTTGTTTTTCAATCTTCAACATAGTAACATGACCTGCATGGAACAAATCCAAAGTACTGCAATTAAAACCTATCTTTTTCATTATATCATTCTCCAATAAAATTTTCAAGCCCTTTTGGTTTCTTTGCCGTCTTTGCGTCTTTCTTTGCCTGTTTGGCGTCTTCATATGTTTCGATAAACTCGGCAATATTATCATACAATTCAAATTGTCTTGTGGTACCATCTTCTGATTCCATCATCTCGAATTCATCCAGAATACCCATTTGTTCGGTAGCTTTGTACTTCACATATAGTTGTTTCTTTTCTTTTTGAATCCTGCGTAAGAAAGCATAGTAAATTACCTGAGTAAAGTATGCAAATGGATTTTTAGATTTGGTGGGGTCAAAGTTCTCAAAGTACATGAGACAGTTCTCAATACCATCTGCCATCATTTCATCTCTGTAAGTGTAGTTGATGAAGTTTGGTTTGTGAGATAGACCTTCGGCAATTTTAATAAAGCACTCACCAATATAATTTGGTATAGTGGGTTTGCCTTTGCCTTGCGCTTTGGCTTCTTCGCATTTGGTTTTGTAATCTACCAATGCCTTTAAAAAATCTTCATTGTTAATGTAATGTTTCTGTTTACTCATTCAAGTGTACCATAAAAAGTTGTTGACAAAGGGCTTGCCTTGTGATATAGTTCGGCTGTAGCCCCGATGATGTTAATGTAAAACCAATCCTTTAATACTGTTTATTTCTGCTAACGCTTCCAACATATCAGCCATCTCAGGATCTTTCTTACTTTCTTTAATCGCTTTCTTCATCTCACGAACAGTGTTGTCGTAATACTCAGCAAACTCATCGTTCGGTTCGAACGTGCAAAGAATTTCTTCTTTTCGAATAGTAACTTTTTCCCCCTTCATAACTGCGAGCGGCAACCAATGTTGCATCACAAGGTTAGAGTTACGTACCTCGAACATCATTGGATTGGTGAGTTCCACATCACCATTTGGTTTGTCGTCCATTCCTAGGCCGTAATACAAACTGGTAATTACATCCAATCCATCTTTAAATCGTACAATTTTAATTGTCATTTTTTAATCCTATATTGTAAATTTTAAATGGGAACTTCTCCTCATTATATATCTTAACTCTTTCAACGAAGTGTTGGAGTGTGAAATTCATTCTCTTTTTGTGTCTGAGGTCGTCTGCGATATCATAGAGTGTCGCCATTTCTTTGCCATCAGATTGTCGTAAACCTCTTCCAATCGACTGCAAATTTCGCACTCTTGATTTTGAAGGGCTCGCAAATATAATGTTATGCAAATTCCTAATGTTAGTTCCAGTAGAAAAAGTCCCAAAAGAAGCCACAACAATAGCATCATTTTCTGTCTCCATAATTTTACGAATTTCTTCTCTGATTTCCGTTTCAACATCACCGTCAACAAAGAAAACTTTTCTTTCTTTGACTTTTTCTTTAATCAACTCGAACAACCGTTTGCCGTGTTTTTTCATTTGAAACAATACCAACGTGTTCTTGTTTAGACTAATTGCCAAATTACGAATAAATCTATTTCTATTTTCAGATTCAATCAAGTATTTTAATTCATCTGGATAGGTT